GCTTGCCACGAATACGGTTGTAGTTGCACAAGATATTCATATTCCCACCCGGCACATGAAAGCTCTCCCCTACCTCCAACGCCTCATACGGGTAGTTATGCCGCACCTTTCCATCCGGCATTGGAAGCTCATTTGTCACCTCATACATCCTTTTCTCCCTTCTTAGACTGACGCACCCTCAAATACCACATCCCAAACACCACCACCAAAGGTGCTGCAATACCCCAAACCATTAAGGCCATCATCACTACACTTATCACTATATCCATCTATGCCTCACCTGTGAATCTAGTGTGAATATAACATACACAATACAGAAACTTAATATTTCAAAGGGAAAATAAAAGGCTGGCAAACCCAATGGCTTGCAGAAAGAAGGGTTGTTGGTGGCCGGTGGGGTATCTGTCCGATGTTTAGACCATCAGATTGCCCATCCTCCGTTTACTTTCCTTACCACCAACACGACTGAGGACTGCGACCTTACGAGCCCGCCTAGTCACTAGGACACTCCGCTGATCTCACTACCTTTAGTCCGGACTTTCCAGTAGCAAGCCAATCCTCATGCGTCTTGATGCCGGTCTTTCCCGGCTGTCATTAGCAGTCTGCAACCATCCAGTGCACCTTCGTATTGCTCTCGCCCTGCTAAGTGCAAAAAGCATAGCACAGGAAAACCCATTTTTCCTTGGGGCGGGGACAAGAATAGGGCGCGCAAACCGAGGGGGTGCCTGACCATTGCCAGCCCGACAACAAACTGTCCAAACCGTCCATTCCCTGCCCGATTGCCAAAGCCACTAGCAAGCGATTACAGGCGGTCTAAGCGCATTGATTACCCTACCCTACCCCTTTGGCATCACTGCCCCTTTGGCATCACTGACAGCCTCTTCCCCTTGTGTTATGCCTCTTCCCTTTTCCCTATATATGTTGCCCCTTTGGCACCAATACGCATACATTGATATTTTGGCAAGATCGCGCAGATTGACAATCTATGCACATTCGCCCATATAAAATTGCTCATATATACATATATATGCCTACATATATAAGTACCCCTATATATGACTAATATATATATGGGCATATATGAATACACCTTGAGTTAATAAGTACATCTATCCTATAATTAACCCGTGCATCGTTGCACTATCCTAAAACAAGGGGTTTACCATGAAAGATTCAGCACTGTTTATCTTATTCGGCATTTTCTGCAATGTTCTAGTTCTAATCTTTGCTGCTATCAATGCAAGCATTTTGCCAATGGCGGCTTTCTGTTTACTCGGTATCGGTTCAATCGTTTGCGGTTTTGAACTGCTAATTTCCGATAAGTAATCCACTAGGGGCTAACCATGAAAATCGACATTGCTCAACTAATTACTGATCGCATTATTTCCGAACTAGAAAAGGGCGCAACACCATGGGTTAAACCATGGCGTACTCTGAAGGGCATGCCCGGCGAAGGAATGCCATATAACCCGGCATCCGGCACGGTTTATCGCGGTGTCAATCACTTTTGGCTAGGTATGCAGCCTTATGCCTTACCGCATTACGTTACTTTTAAGCAAGCGCAAGCATTGGGCGGTACAGTTAAAGCAGATCAGAAGGGCACACCAGTTGTTTATTGGAATGTTCACCGCAAAGAAACCATCGGCGATAAGGGCGAATCAGTGACAAGTGCCTATGCTTTTATCAAACACTACTACGTTTTCAATGTAGAGCAATGCGAAGGGCTAAACCTGCCTGACATGCCAGAGCCGCCACAAGTAGATTGGAATTCATGCGAGCAAGCAGATGCCATTGTTTCCCGTCTGAATCTCTCTGGCGGTTTAACGCATGCAGGTGACAGTGCCTATTTCAGGCCAAGTACAGATGCTATCGTTATGCCCGCAATGGCAGCATTTGATTCTCGTGAGAATTACTACGCTACTTTGCTTCACGAATCCGTACATGCTTCAGGCCACGAATCAAGGCTAAAGCGTATTACTCCAGCACGTTTTGGCAGCGAAGAATATGCGTTTGAAGAATTAGTTGCTGAACTAGGCGCGGCTATGCTTTGTGCAAAATGCGGTATTGACGGCGATTTAAGGCATGCGGGATACATTGAAAATTGGCTATCAGCACTCAGAAATGATAAGAAATTCATTCTCTCAGCAAGTGCAAAAGCGCAGCAAGCTATGGACTACCTGACAGCTACCAGTGCCGATGAGCATGGCGAGATCACCGAAGCAATCGCAGCTTAACTAAGGGGAAAAACATGAAAACGCACACAATTTCCAATGAAGCAATGTTACAGATTATTGCCATTGCCAATTATGTTCTCGAAAGTGAGGAACGGCACTATGAGGAAATCATTGACACATGCGGTGCAGATTCTCTTTCCGCAGCAAGCCACATTTACAGAATGACAACGCATTTACTTGGCGAGCTTGAGAATCCCGTTACAACCTAAAACCTGACTGTATGCGCCTCTAGGGGCGCATATGGGCATGTTTTATGCCATTTCCTAAACTCTAAGGGGTGAATTATGTTTAACGATTATTGCGATTTTAATATCTCAGGGCATTTCCTTTCGGCATTGATCAATGATGACTATTCCGGTTTAACGGATGAGGAAGCAATGCAACTGGATCAATTCGTTGATCAGTGGCAACACTTATCCGGCACTTTTGACGTATTGCCTACCGGCACTGATTTTAAAGTATGCGAAGTGTGCGACTTGTATGCGGAAACACATGATGTGCGACTGTATTTTTACAACAAAGACTTGCCCGCCGGTTTAACTTTTGACGCTTTTGCAGATTAAGGGGAAAACAATGAACGCTTTTTATTCTGATGGCAAAACACTCATCAAAGCATATTTGCATGGTAATGATTGGCAATTGCTTAGTTCTGACGGCATGGAAAGATGGTTTTCAGTTTGGCAAGATGATAAATATGCGTCTTTGTGCCGTGCTTTCCATGATTTTTTAGGCAAAGACGGTAAATTTGCTTCTGCAAATATTGTGTCAATTAAGGGGAAATCATGAGCGATTGGGAAAAGCGGTTTAATGAAAAGATGGAGAAGGGCGGTATTTTCTTTTACTTAACAGGTGCCATGTTTGCATTGGGCATTTATAGCATTATCGTTATGTTTTTCCTGATATTCCAATAAAGCCCTTTTAAGGCGTTTTCACTTTAGCCGATACGAGTTATCGGCTTTTTCTTTTGCGCCGCTTGTAGGCACCTTAAAACCGTTTTAAACCCTATTGCCGTGGTGCCAGCTCTGTTCGATTGACCTCGACCCCCTATTCCCACAGCCCTTATTGCTTGTTTGTCAAGGTAGGCAGGTTCAGTCTATTGACATTTAGGCATGGCAGAAAAATCGGAAATGTCCTCGCGCATATGTAACGCGCGCCTGTCTGCTCATAGATGCTATATGTCACATATATCCTTTGTTATACCTATATCCTTTGTTATACCTAGATAACTTCCCTATATGTTTGAGAAATAGATTTTTTATCTATATTACCCCTTTGTTATACCTACATATTCTCCCTATATCCTTTGTATTACCTACATCCATATAGGTACCTATATCTATATTAAACCTAGGATATAGGTACCATATCTAGATATAGGCATATATGTATATATGTAGGATTCACGCTCTAACAACTTATCCACAGGCATTAACAACTTATCCACACCACACTGTAAAGTTATCCACAGAGTTATCCACAGGCATTTTGACAACATAAAATAAATGGTTGACAGATGTTTTAATGTGTCCTAATGTGCGTGTGTGCTGATGCACATTATCCGTTTCCTAACTATGAGGGTTTGCCATGAATCTATCTTCCAAAGATCATTTCGATCCACGGTCTGAGCATAAGCTCATTGACCAAATCCGTACCCAAGAAATCAAAGCGCAGATGGCTTTAGACAAAGCCAGACACTCTGTCGCGGCCTTGAAAGCCTCTGTACTGCGTTTGAAAGAGCAACGCCTATCCTTAGTTGAACTCGATGCTTAAACCGTTTCTAGGGGCTATGGTAGGCATTACGGCACTCTATCTGCTGCTGTTGTGGCTATCTCCTGCTCCTGTCCATCATCCGTGTCCAGTACACAAACACATCTATACATGCGAGGGGCTACGCAATGAAACCACACAAACACAAAGACCTGATCATCGCTTGGGCGAACGGCGCTCTGATTGAATATCGGCAGGGCAACGTTTGGCTACCTACGGCATCACCTTGGTGGGAAGAAAGCATTGATTACCGTATTGAGCCAAAACCAGACTTTGTTATGTATGCCGAAGCCACGCCCAATCATATTGCTGGCCCTGCCGACAACCGCTATACAGGTGACAACCTGCGCCTGACTTTCGATGGAGAAACAGGCAAGCTCAAGGCTGCGGAGGTGCTCAATGGGTAAGTGGAAAGAACTGGCACAGCCAGACGATATTCATACCTGCCATGCTGATTGCCAAAACCCTTCCTGTATTGCAGTTAAGCAAGCTGTTGCAGAAGAACGGGAAGCCTGTGCGAAGGTGTGTGATGAGCTTGTTACACACACACAAGCCAGAGGCGATGGCGATGCAACGCTGGCTGCGTTTTCATGCGCCGCCGCTATCCGCGCAAGGGGGCAGGGATGCAAAGAGGTGGGCATTGAAATGTTTGAAGAATTCATAGCTTTTATGAAAAGGAAAAAAACTCATGGAAGTCTTTGAAACTCTTACCTTCATTGGCGCAGCTTTAATTGGTGCTGGAATTATTTTAGTTATAACCCTGATTGCGCTGGCTATTGCCTTACTCGCTGATGATGAATAATTTGTTAATAGATAAAGTTGTTGCCGCTGCCTCTGAAGACTTAGGCTATGCAGTAACACACCGAGAAGTAGAATCTATTATCAACAACTACAAAACTTATGCTAAGTTCAGTGTTGTAGAAGTGTATGACTTTGGCGATACACTTTCTGAAACAGTCTGGCGGAAACGTCAGATAGCCAAAGAATCCGAAACCTAACTATGAGGGGCTGATATGAGTGACTTTTCTCCCGAAGTGCGGAACACCGCACTATGGTCTAACGATGCGCGTCGATTTGTCGAAGGCAGAGCCGGTGAGGTCTATGCCGAAAAGGTAGGCGCAAAACCTTTAGACGATCTTTCCGACATTGAAGCAGTGCAGATGGGTCTTGTCATGCAAGAACCGATCATGCGCGAATACGCAAGGCGTAAGCGTATTAACTTCAAAGACGCAGATTATATGATGCGTCACCCACAGCACGACTTTCTTGCCAGCCACTTTGATTACATATCAGAGGACGGGCAGATACTCTATGAGGTCAAGAACCTTGGCATCCACCAGCGCAAGAAGTACGGCGACGACGAATCTACCTTTGTCGATACCGGCTACTTTGTCCAGTGCCTACATGAATCCTTAGTCCATCGTATCCCCAATGTGATTCTGATTGTCTGCTTTGGCGGGCAGGAAATCTGCGGCTACCCGCTGACATTCTCCGAAGAACAGTGGGATTTACATGCCAAAGAAATGGCACAGTTTTGGGGACGCATCAAGGCACAACGCTTTGATCCCGAAACGATGGGGGATGCCGCCAAGATCGTTTATCAGCAGGACAATGGCAGCAGCCTGTTAGCTACCGGAGAACTGGAGCAAGCCTGTGAGCGCCTTGGCCTGTTGAAGACGCAAATCGGTTCGCTAGAGAAGGAGGAAGCAAAGCTGGCAAACCTGATCAAAGGCTACATGATGGAGTCAGGGCAGCTATCTACCTATGACGGGCGTGTGCTGGCTACTTGGAAGAACGCTAAACCTAGCCAGAAGTTTTCTGAGGAACTGTTCAAGAAAGCCATGCCTGATATTCATAAGCAGTTCATTGTCGAACAACCCGGCTCACGCCGCTTCTTACTGAAGTGAGGTCAATATGAGTAACGTAGTCAATCTATCCGGTGAAGCCTCTGTCTTGGCGCTTGATCCGGCTATCCAATCATCCATTGTTCTGCGCGGTGATCTGTCTGGTTTAAATGAAGACCAGAAGAAACAATATTACCTGTACCGCTGCAAACAAGTAGGTCTTGATCCTGCCGCTAAACCTTTTGATCTTCTGACGCTTAATGGAAAACATGTCTTATATGCGAATGCTGGCGCAACGCAGCAACTATGTGCCATTCACAAGCTATCCACTCAGATTACGCATCGAGAACGTGTTGATGGAATTTACCTTGTCTCGGTTAGATGTACCGGCGCTGATGGACGAGTATCAGAAAATCAAGGTGCAGTGGATGTTGGGAGTCTTACCGGAGAAAAACTCGCTAACGCAATCCTTAAAGCAACTACGAAAGCAATTCGGCGGTCGGTGCTTGCACATTGTGGACTCGGAATGCTTGACGAAACTGAAGTTGAAACGATTGCAGATGCACGCAAAATCCCGTTAGTTACACCCGGCGAAGTAGCGCCAGTGCAGATCATGGAACCACCGCCAACACCTAAAACTGGCGTACCTATGATGTACCCCGGCATGAAGGAACCCCATAGCTATTACCCGAACGACGATGAGTTTGTTGCTAAGTATCTTGACGTAGTGACAACCCTTTATGAAAACGTAAAGCTCAACGCTGCGGAGAAGATTGCCAAGATCAACGCGCTAGAACAAGCCAATAAAGTTGTCTTGGACAAGATTGCTCAAGAGCATGAAGCCTTGTTTGAGGTGTGGGTCAACGGTATCCGTGATGCAAAGAACGGATTGGATGAAGAAATAAAAAAGGGTTAAAGCCAGCCGCCGGTAAATCTCAAAACCAAATGATTCTAAGCCACTTGCAGCAAGGTAATGAGATTACCGCATTAGATAGTCTGAGACTCTACGGCGTGTTACGGCTGGCAGCACGCATTGAAGAACTCAGGAAAGACGGTCACACCATCGTGACTCAATCAGTGCGCCTCGGAAATAAAGAATTTGCAAAATATTCATTAACGAAAGGAATTAAAGATGGAATATAAAGAGAGAAACCCCGGTACCGGCGTTCTTTACACAAACCGTAAAAAGAAAACTAACGCGCATCCTGATTGGGTAGGCGAAATTAAAGTAAGCAGAAACTATGTCATTGGAGAAACGCTTAAAATCTCCGCATGGACTAAGGATACGACTGGCGGCGTACTGATCAGTTTAAAAGAAGACAACTGGCAACCACCCGTCGGCGGCAACATGAATCCTACGCCATCCAAGCGTAAGGACGATGACGAAATCCCCTTTTAAGGAGACTGCAATGAAATACTTATTCGCTATTTGGTTGGCAGTGACCGCGCCTTTTGTCTATGCCACCTGTACTTACAACACCTATTGCGATCAAGGACGCTGCGTAAGCTGCACCACCTGTTGCTACGGTAATAACTGCCAAACGAACTGTTACTGATGAGCAAGCTCAACAGACAAAGGGGCGCAAGCTACGAGCGTGAAGTAGCCAATGAGATTTTTGACAAGCTAGGCATTCGCATTCGCCGCAATCTAAAGCAGTATCAGGTTAAAGACGAAGGCGATCTGATCTTGGGCAAATATCTTATTGAATGCAAACGCAGACGCAAGATAGCCGTGTATGATTTTGTGGAACAGGCTGAGAAAGCCTGTGAAGCAGGACAAATACCGCTGGTTGTCATGCGCGAGGATGGCGGCAAATCGCTGGCCTTGTTGCGCTTCTCCGATCTGTTGACGCTTCTTGGTAATGAACTAGACCCCCATCAGTTGCAGGATGAATCCTCTCCCGAGGATAGTTAGGAGCGTTGCGGGGCGCAGCGTTACTGCAACACGCCCCACTTTCGGAGATAACATGGACAAGCAAAAACATATATTTATCGCAACACCTATGTATGGCGGGCAATGCACTGGCGTGTACGTGCAGTCATTGATCAATCTAATCGGCGTGTTAGGCAACAAAGGCTATAAGACTTCCTGCGCCTTCATGTTCAATGAATCCTTGATTACCCGCGCACGGTGCAATATGGCGCACCAGTTCTTACAGGGAGATGCTGACTATCTTTTCTGGATTGACGCTGACATCAAGTTCCGCGCAGAGGATGCCTTGAGAATGCTTGAGGCTGATGTAGATGTGATAGGCGGAATCTATCCAAAGAAAGAAATAAATTGGGAAACCGTTAAGCGGGCAGCGGTAGAAGGCAAAGAGAACCTGAGAAACCACACCGGCAGTTTTGTGGTCAACCTGTTGAACGCCGAACCTTCCATGACGGTGCCAGTGGATAAGCCTTGCGAGGTGTCTGGTATTGGCACAGGCTTTATGTTGGTTAAGCGGGAAGTCTTTGAGAAGCTAAAGCCGCATACGCCCACTTACGTCAGTGATATGACACATCTTGCAGGGCAAGAGATACACGCTTTCTACCTTGATCCTATTGATCCTGATACTAAGCGGCTATTGTCTGAGGACTATTATTTCTGCCATGAGTGGCGCAAGATTGGCGGCACGATCTACGCTGCACCGTGGTGCCAAATGGGTCACATGGGAACGTATCTGTTTGAGGGTGGACTATTGTCTAGCGAATAAAAAACCCCGCCGGAGACATGGCGGGGGAAAGCGCGAGAAGGAAACGCGCCAAGCAACTATTTACGGGTGGGCTTCTTGGCAGTCTTAGCTGACTTCACGAAGTCTGCCTTAGTTGGCGCACCCTTACTGCCGGGCGTTCTCATTCTCTCACCACTACCTGCTTTGATACGAGCCTGTTTAGCGTTGATGTTTGAATACAGTCCTGTTTTCATTTGATCCCCCAAAAGTATAAGTCGTGCGACGTATAGTTTGTTATAAATTGATAGTCTTTAAAAGCTGACAAATCGACTACCTGCCTTACATCATTTTCCGTCAGGTTGCGGTAATAGTCTTCGCAGAATGGCGCATCCTTTGGGCTTGTACGCCTTGTGCCATGCTCCGGCCTTCCCGTCGTAGCGCAACTAAAGAAGACCAAGCCACTGCTCATCCTAATCATATTCCTCAGTGTAGCTGCCCACTCAGGATTGTGTTCAAAGCATTCGCAAGACAAGCAAACGGTAAAGTTTCCGTCAAAGTAATCTAGTTCCTCACCCCTAGCCACTAGGTCAACGCCCTTGCCTTCACCAAGGTCAACGCCGGTATAGTCGCAATCTTCAAAGAACTGACGCACTGATCCGTTAATGTCTAGGCTACCAACCTCTAGGACTCTACCTTTCCTAAAGTATTCTGGGAACCGTTGCTTTAACCCTGCTACAAAATCCAACTGCGCTTGGTGACTCATTCGCCTGTCCGAAAATATTGCATCATCTCATCAAGTAATTGGCGTTGCTCTGGCGTATAAGCCCTCTCATTGAATTCTTCAGGCCATTGCTGGAATGGGTATCCACGGAAGTAACCGGGCAACCCACTTCGCTCATACCAATCTTCGTAAGGACGTTCTTCGCCAAAGTTTTTTTGAGCAAACTGATATTGATTACGCAAACGATCATACTGACCGGGCAATAAAGACTTTTGAAACTGGTTGTAATAACCCCGCACTCTTGGGTCTTGCTCAATCATGTAGTGACTTGCAATGTCGCCAAGAATATCTATTGGCCTAGTCTTGGGGTCGTAAACTTCGACAAGCGGCCTGCCAACTGGAAATTCTTTGGGGCGGGGGCGCTCTGGAGAACCCGGCTCATCGGAAGGGAAGAACTCTAACCCACCGTATTTCTCAATGTCTTGCTTCGGTGAATATTTATAGTCAACATCAACATTGCGTAGCACGGGATATTCTTCCCTTGCCCTATCTAAGAGGCGAGGATCAACGTCCTGCGCTACGGCATCCATAATGTCTTTGTCTGCTACCGGCATCCCCATCTCCGCATCGAAGCTCTAGCCCTTGTTGCTGGCCCTTTGGCTTTCCTTACTACGCCACCCATCCTTGCACAGAAACTAGCCTTGCGCCCTGCATCCTTCTTAGTGCGAGGGTTAGGCGCTGGTGCCTTCAGATTGCTGCCAGTCTCACGGTTGTACTTGGCACGGCCTTTAGCAGTCAAGCCAGCACCCTTGCTGACAGGCAGCTTCTCGCCACGCCCAATCGCCAGACTGACACCCTTCTTAGGCAATCTGCGCTCCATTTTGTAACTGCGCCATAGTTACACCGCCAGTGTATTGAAAGTGTGCCATCTCTTTAAATGTCTTCCACTCCCAAGCCCACTCCAGACCAGCCTCTTTACCTAATGCGCCAACCTTTTGCCACACAGGATTTTTAGTATCCCAGCAAGGCTTGCCGTTAATCAATGGAACCACATCAATAGCACAGCGCCAGTTATGCCAGCTTTGACCACCCTTGGCATTCGTTACCTTGTTGCCGGGCGCAGTGCGACCTTGAGCATACAAAGCATTTTGGCTTTCATGGTCACGGTAAGTTGATGTAATTAGCAGGTCGATGTCATTTTCTTCACACAAGGCTTTGAACTTGCGAACCCTCTCTTGCACGACCGGAAGCAAATCTTCAATTTTGCGAGAGTTAATCATTTCTTCGCCTTCATATCAATAATCTTCTCAAGCGTTCTGCCACCAAAGTAAAAGGACATAACCAACATCCCCCATTGACCAAGAAGCTCCACAAAGGAATCAGCTATATCAACCAAAGCAGCATCAAGAATTGCCAACACAAGGTAAGCAACAAGAATATAGATTAGCGTAATAGGACGGATGTTCTTAGACAGCCAGCTATCGCTTGCCATATCCGCCTGCTGTCGCTGAGTCAAATTATCTTGCTCTGCTTTGTATAGCTCGGTGTCGTTTGCCATCTTAGCAAGCTCACCATCTTGAGCCATCTTAGCCAACTCTAGCTGCGCCTTCGCCTTTTGTTCAGGGTCAGGAATTAGTTTGTCGATTAACTTGCCGCCAATGCCTAGCAGCGCGTCCAGTCCAAATGGCATCTTAGCCTCCTTGTTGAATCATCCAGCGCATAAAAAAAACAAAACCAACGCACAAACAAAAAATCACA